CGCTGGTATACCGTCAATATACATAATGAATCGGTTGGCCTGTTTTGGTTCAAAGGCTGTGAAAAATATTTCGTTTGGATCTAATACTGCCATTTTGTTTATTTATTTGTTTTGTTATAAATATTGGTTTTTTAAAAAATTACGCTGGGAAAGTAGCTCCTGTAGGTAAGATGTTGAAATCCAAGTAAATGAATTCAGCTGTCTTAGTAGGTTGTAAGTAAATTTGACCTACTAATTGATTTCTATCAATTACATCTGGAGTGTTGTTACTTGAATCCATGATTACTTTAAAAGCATACAAACCTTGACGTTGTTGAACTGATTCCAAATATGGGTTAACTTGGTTCAAGAAACTTGTACGAGTTGCGATTGTGTTTTGTTCGAATACTAAGTTATTTGCTACTTGAGAAATATAAGACTTAAGAGAAATTAACAGACGACGAACGTTTACACGATCCAAAGCACTTGCTTTAGTTTGTAATGTTTTCTGTCCGTAAACAACAACTCCTGTTCCTGGGAAGGTAGCAATTGGATTAACTTTATTTACATATAAAGTATCACGTTGAGATTGAGATAATTTCTTTTCAGCTCTTACTACATTACCTAATCCACCTCTGTTAATACCTGCTGGTGCGAACCAAGGTTCAGATACGCTATCGTTATAAGCATAAACACCACCTACCATTGTTGAGGCCGGAACCCATACTAATTGAGCAGAATCAGGATCGATTGTTTGAACCCAAGGCCAGTATGAAGCGGCATATGAAGTATTTTTAGAGTTTGCAGTAGTAGTTGCTTGGTTAACACTTGAACTAAAAGGTACTAAATCAGCTACAAAGATATTATCACCACGGTTTTGGGTATTATTAATAAGTGTAGTTACTTGAGAAGCACCTAAATTAGCTTCAGAAGCAAACAATCCAGGAGTTAGCAATACATTAAAACGATAATCGTCTTGGTTAGCTAACAAATTAATCATATCAGTATAACTTGCTGTACTTAAACCTTGAATGTTATTTACACCAGAAATTATATTATTATAATATTTAGCACCGTTTTGAGTAGCTACAAATAAAGTTCCAGTAGCTCCAACAAATGAACCACTAGCATTTGCAGGAATAGAACCTGTATAATACGATTGAGGATTACCGTTATTATCAAAATAATTTGGTGTTGGAGTATTAACTGCACTTACATAAACGTATCTTGAATTTGTAGGATAATCACCAATCACTTCAACTTGATTATCTGCTGCACTATATTGTCTATATTGGTTACCAATTACTCTAGCTACATAATTAGGAGCTGTAGGGTCCATTGATAAGTTAGTCCAAGTTTCTAAAACAATAGGAGTATTAGTATTATCGTTACCTTGACGAATCAACAAACTAAAAGTACCAGCAGATGTATCTGAATTTGCTATTTGCCATCTAATATTATCAGTTGAACCTGAAAGAGATAATGAACCACTAGAATCTATAGAGCAAGAACTATTCATTAATACACCTTCGGAAATAGTAGATAATACAAAAGATTGAGACGCAGCCGTACCAGCATATAAAGAAGCAGAATTTAAAATTCCACAACCGTTTGGTGAAGGTGTTGCTGAAGATGCTGATGTAAAGGCTGATGTAAAGCTACCTGTAGTAACTCTAGCTACTAATAATGTTTCACCACCATTGTTAAAATAGTTGTAAGCCGCAATAGAAGTAAAGTAGGTATAAACTTGACTACCACTTAAAAATGTAGTACCAAATTTATTCTGGTAATCGCTATATGAAGTAACAATTGTTGGAACTTCTACAGGACCTTTAACTGTTGGACCAATAATAGCAGCACCTACTGTTACAGGTTGCTGTGTAATAAAGGAGTTGTCGTTTTCTAGTGCTAGTACGCCAGGAGATATTAATGTTTCTGCCATTTTCTTAAAATTATATTGATTTTATTCCGTAATAAATATTACAGGAAAAGTCAAAATTAATTAGAACTGGTGAATTCTCCCTTGGATATATTAATAGCACCCTCGCCGTATTTTTCTTGAAATTCTTTTCCTACTTGAATTTCTTGTAGTTTAAGTTGTGTAAGTTGGTCAATAAGGGTTTCTTTTTCAAGTTCTAATTCTTGGATTTGAAATTCAACGTAACCAAAATCAATTGTTAATTGATCTCTTTTTGATTGTAAACTTTGAACTTGAATAAGTTCTTCTTGGGTTAAAATGTGTGTTGCCATTTATTATTTTAAATATATATTCCTGTAAATATTATTGTTCCTGTATCACTAGGAGCACCACTAATTAATACTTGTCCACTGCTAGATACGTTAACTTTAAGAAGAGATTGACCGGGGGTTGTTGTGAATGCTTCGGGATAAGAAGCATTAATCCATACTGTATTACCTATTACTTTACCAATTAAATTAGTAAATATACTACTTGTAGCAGCTCCACTAGTCATAGCTATTTTACCAGCTACAAATTTAAAATCAGCGGGAACAGTGTTTACTCCATTATCATAATATTGAGTATTAACTTGAGTAACTGTAGAATTAGAAGCAAACGAAGCAGTAATAGCTTGAGATGCTGTAATATTATTTAATACACTACCCGAAAGTTCAAATGTTGATAATATTCTTGGTGGTTTAGTTCCAGCCCCATCAACGATTACAGGATAATAAATTCCTGAAGAAGTAACTGGTACTATAATATTATTGGTTATAGAAGATGTTAAAGCTGTTATAGCATTAGTTATACTACCTGTTAGACTTAATCCAGTAATATTTTGAGATCCTGTACCAAAAGCTTCAAATAATTGTAAAATATCAGATGCTTGTATTACGTTACCATTTATTACGTTTGATGGGTTTAAAGTTGCCATATTTTATTTATTAATAAATATTCAAAAGTTTATTAATTGACACAATTACTTGCTCAGGTTTTATAGTTTTTGTACACTCAAAATGTCTTGGTGTGTTTTTATGTTCAGGACACCATTCCCAATCACCCGGATTTAACCAATGACTGTTAAAACATCCAGAACAAGTACTAGAATCAGGAGTAAATATACGTTCACAATCTTCAAATTCAGTATAAGGTTCACTAAATCCTGAAATTAGTATTGTTTTTGTTTTTAAAGCCCATGATAACCAACTCATACCACTACCAACTCCAATAAACATATCAGCATATTTAATATCATTCATTCTGTCTTGTAAAGGTAAGTTACCTGTTTTATCAATTACTCCTGTTAATGTTCCACCGAGTTTTGAATCATGCCAAACATCACCTAAAGGTTCTTGAGTTAACATTACAACTTTATACCCTTTATTGTTTAAATAATCAATAATTGATTGCCAACCACCAGGATTATTCCAATACTTAGCATGAGCAGAAGCATGAGGAGCAATAACAACATATTTACCATCTATTTGTTTACCTTTATCTTTAAAATAAACTTTAGGTTTTACTTCATAATAATCTAATCCTAAAATATCTGATGATGTTTGTTGTAAAGGAATAGTTTTAAATTCTTGGGGATTTTTGCTTTCTATTCGATTTTGGTTATCATAAAACCAACCAATACAATACATAGCATATAAATTTTCTACAGGTGTACCAGGTTTGATAAATTCTATTTCAGGGTATAAAGATTCAAACCAATCATTGTGGAAAGTAGAAACAACCATTTTACAATTATGTTTTTTTCTAAATTCTTCAATAGGAGGAAACCAAGCTAGTGTATCACCAATAGCGTTTGACTCTAAATGAACATAAACTTTTTTATTTTCAGCATTATACAAATGTTCAAATACTAATTCACCTTTACTATATACTTCAATTTTCCAATCAACAAAATAAGCAGTATTACATTTAGTCCACATATTGTTAGTAATATCAGCTTCATGATATGTTTCTCCTGTTTTATTATTTTTAAAAATAATATGATAATTAGCATCTTCAGGACCTAATATTTCACAAGAAGCACAATTTACAAAGTGAACATTAAAAGAATTTTTAGGTTCTTTATAAGGTAAATTTAATTTAATTGTGTTGTTGTATTCTTTAATTAATATATCTTTCATAAATTTTTATTAATTCTTTTGTTCTATTTAACCACGATAAAGATTGAGCATGAGATAAAGCATGTTGTCTGTAGCTGTCATATTTATTTAAAATATCTTCCATACCACTTATCATGCCTGGTATAATACGAGGTGTTCTCCACATTCCTCCAAAAAATGTTTCTTCTTCTATCCATCCTAAAACGGGTAATCCACAAGCCGCTGCCTCTAATATTGTTAAATTAGGATGTCCAGCTTCTAATTCACTTGGATGTAAAAATATAGTATGGGAAGTGTATAATTGTCTTAATTGAGTATTAGGTAAATCATATATAGTAGTTAATTTATGATAACCTTTTACCCAAGGATTAGCATTTATCCAATTTTTATTATTTTCAGGACCAGCAATAGTAATGGGTAGATTATAAGACATAGCTAATTTAATACCTAATTCAAATCCTTTTCTATCATGGTCTCCATAACCTCCTAACCCATTATTTGCTAACATCAATAAGTTATGATTTATAGGATAATCTATATTAGGATAAAAAGTATTAGTATCTACTCCATGAGAAAAATATTCTAATTTATTACACTCAAAATAATCTACTAAATAACGAGCAGGTACTAAAGAACACAATGATTTTTCCATTGCTTCTTTATTTTTCTTAAAAACCTCAGAATCTTTACCGTAGTGAAAAGCATGATGGTCGTGATGTTGAAAAATATATGGTATTCCTCTATCTGCTAATTCTAATGCTAAATTAGCAACGTGTACCATAACAATATCATAATCACCTTTATTTATTTCATTAGCCCATTTAATGTCTACTTGGTGTCCTAATTCTTTAAGATTACAAGTAAAATCCCATACAATTTTTTCAATAGCTCCCCATGAAGGTGGAGGAATTGGAATACCACAACCTGGATTTATTTGGCAAATTTTCATTTAAATTCTATATATCCGTTATCTTGTAATTTATTATAGAAATAATCAGGAGTTAAAATAATTTCTTTTACTTCAATTACGTTTTCTTTTAATATATCATCTTTATCAAAGAATACAGCTGTAATTTTGTAATTTTTATCTTTAAAGTCAATAGTTTTAAACCATTTATTATTACCATCAATATTAATAGTTTCTAATAAAACATCATCTATAAAAACATCCATTATTCTACTATCAGTAGAGTTATTAACACTAAACCATATTACAAATTTATTATTAGTTCTTTTTACTGGGAGTATAGTAAAATATTCTACACGTGAAAAATCATAATGTTTTAAGTATTTATTAGATAATTCGATAAAGTCATTATTAGATTCGTAATAAACTTTATTTGAAATAGATTTTAAATTATGGTAAACCATATTTTCTAAACCATTTGTTTCAGAACCCCAACGATACATAGCATCTGTATAATCTTGTTCTTTTAATATAAGAGGGAAATCGTTTATATAAGATTCAGGTTTTACTCCCATAAACCAAGTAGTAATAGTTGGACCTTCTTGATCACCTTCTCTTAAATGAACATAATATTCTTTTTTATTTAATTTAGAAGAAACATAATTTAAAAAATATTCATCATTAATTTCATAATCATAATTTAAAAAGAAAGCTTTTTCAAAACCTAATCCTTTAGCTAAATAAGCTCCATTATAATAATTTGTATAACAAGCAGGACCGTGGTAAATATCATTGTCGTGAGCTTTTAAATTTATATAAGTATAAAATTCAGGATAATTATAGTAACTATAAGAATAAAAAGTATGTTTAGTTAATAAATTATTATTATCTACTATAACATAATCAACTTCTTTTTCTAATTCTTTAGGTACAGGAATATGAGATGTTAAAATAATTTTTCTTCCTGTTTTTTTAACAGCTTTAATATTATTTAAAGTTACATCAATAACTCTTTGTGTATTAGGATACGTTGATATAATAACAACTTCTTTTTCTTTATTAATATATTCTTTATTTTGAAGAATAGTTTCAATTATAGAACAATTCTGTTCAAAATTATTAAATTCAAGATAATTAACTTTATCAAATTTATTAAAATAATTAAGATAAACAGGTAAATTATATATTAAAACTGGGATTTGATATGAAATTGCCTCACGAATAACTAAAGGCATTGTTTCTTTATCATTTGTACTACCTTTAGATGTAAATAAAAATAAATCCATTGATTGATAGAATTTATCTACATCTGTTCTTTCATCCCACCAAGTTAAATTTGATGGTGTATCTTTTTCTAATGGTTCCCAATACCATCTAAAATTATCTGCTCTATTACCTAA